TGTTAATATTCTCAGTGAGCATACCAGCTCTCTGATACTCGACGCCTTCGCTAGGCTGATCGGGAAGGACAGCTCGTACCATTCGGATATCATTAAAGAGTCCGGTGGTGGAAAGCATATCCTTATATTAACGTAGGTTTTGAATTCTAGGGTAGCTCCCTAGTTTCCATACTGGTGCGACTCGGCACCGCCGCGACACTGGTTTTTAACAACCCTCGCGTTTTAGCAAAACGGAGCTCGCGGACCTGTGGCCAGCAACCCTGTGAAGGATTGTAGATGGCTACTTACGGAGGACCTTTCAATAACGTACTGTTCATTCACACGGACAGTAAAGGTTTTGGGTGGAGGAGAAACAGGTACCGCCAAAAAGCGCCATACCTGAAAGACCTTCCCTATGACATTGAAAGACATGACATGTATCGTGTACCGAACCCTTGGTACACTTCGTACGGTCAACGCACGACTCTTGCCCTTAAAACAGCTTCTGCAGCGGCTCATAACAAAGCTTATGCAGATTTTGCGAATCAGGCAAGGGGGGTGACGGCCTCGTTGGGGGCAACCCTAGGGGAACGGAAGCAGGCGATTGATATGATGGCAAGTCGAGCACGTCAAGTGTTCAATTTCGCTCGTCATCTCAAAAGTTTTCGCTTTCGCATGGCACTTGAGGACCTGGGTCTTCAAGTAACGAAAGACTCCAATACCAAGAGGCATTGGAGAGGCGTCGTGCGCAACAAAGAAAATCAGTCTTTTGACTTGAAATTCAAGAAGCAAGCGAACGCGTTCGGAAACAACTTCCTGGAGGTTCACTTCGGGTGGGAGCCATTGGTCAAGGACATATACGCCGCTGTGGAGTTAACCACATCACCGATCAAGACAGGTTCTGAGAACAAAGAGATAGTTGGCAAGGGTAGTGTAAAAACTACCCTCTCGCCGATTCCGTCTCTCGGTTTAAAAACTTTTGTTAATGTCGATGACATCCTGTTCGAAAAGGAACGGATTAGAGCGTTAGTTGAGATTGAGAATCCCAACGAGTTCTTGATAAGTCAGTTCGGGCTGCTAAACCCGGCTGCCGTATTATGGGAGTTAGTTCCTTTCAGCTTTGTTGTTGATTGGTTCTCCTCAGTCGGTCAAGTGCTTCAATCAAGCACTGATTTCTGTGGACTTAGTTTAAAAGACTATGTTACAACTACCTTTAATAAGAAGGTTCGTCGTTATTTCGAGAGGGACTACCCTAACAGGGTCAACGGTACTGCTATAACAGCAGAATGCTGGCGCCTGGAAGTAGTCTACGTCAAACGAACTCTAACGATGACAGGGCCGACTATTGCTTTGAAGCAAGTCAAGCTACCTTCAGTTACCCGCGGCCTCACGGCTGTGGCACTGCTAACTCAAATGCTGCGATAGCACTGAGAAACCAACAACTTACTAAGATTTCCTTAGTAGGTAACCTCCTTACTTATTTGGAGTAACATTATGCCAACTATGGCTAGCATCACCGTCAAGAAAAATGACGGCGTCACCAATCAGCTCTGGACAGCAGTCCAGGCCTCCGGTGGCGATAAGTCGCCTGCAATCTGGCGCAACCAAAGTGTCGGTGTGGCACCAGCCTTTCAACCCGAAATGCGTATGACCTCGAAGCCTAACGGCGACGGTACGGTTCGACGCATCGAAGGGACAATTGACTGGAAACAATCGGCTCTGGGCGTTGACGGTATCACACGGAAAGTGTATACGGCCTATTTCAAGTTTGAGATCGTGGCACCCCAAGGGATGCTTACGGCTGACTTGAACGAGTTCGCTACACAATCCCCTAACCTTCTGGCTTCAGCTTTGCTGATCCAAGCCACCAAAGACGGCTTCGCTCCCCAATAAGGAGCACCGAGTTAGAGTTTCCCCATTAACGTGAGTTAGGAGAAAAGATGATACATAGTCAAAATACTGCGCTACGTGAAGTAGTCAGTGTGGCCCTTAAGTTGATTGACGGCCTTGCCGGCTCTAGGTCTGATGAGCTTAAAGAGCTCGTCGCCAATGAGCGATGGGATGACTTGACACGAGTCAAGATCAATCCGAATAGCTACGAACATCCCGAGAGTTTCTTTCGGGACTACGCTGCTGCTTCGTTCCTTCAAAAGTACGAGGCTCTTCCAACGACCTTCGATCGCAAGAAAAAAGCGGTTGATAACTTTTGGGAGGCAGAAAGATGCTGTTTTCGAACTAACCAACGGCTAGCTCCGTTTCTCACAAACAGCTACGGCTCCGGTGAGGAACCGATATTCGACTTTATCGTCGAGTGTCGTAAAATGGTACTAAGTCTTATAGGTGAAGGTCCCCCCGACAATTTAAACGGTCGGTTTGGGCCCGGTGCGACGTTCGGCGATAAGGGAGGTCTTACGACTATCCCTGACAAAATGCAATCGTACCCTTCTGTAACGCGAGAAGCGTGGCCTTACCTTTTTCCCTGGAGCGAAACTCTATGGGCGAAAGCGGCTGCTTCGAGAGGCGATCAGATCATCTTCGAAAGGGGGGATCGTTTCACAACAGTCCCTAAAAATTGTAAAACGGACCGTGGTATTACCATGGGCCCGTCAATCAATATCTTCTATCAACTCGACCTTGGCCGAGCAATGAGGAAGTCCCTTAAGAGATCAACCCTGGGAAGGGTAGATCTTAGTACCGCACAGGAAAGACACAGGCGGGTTGCCCGTGTTGCCAGCATAACTGGCTCTGATGCGACCGTGGATCTGACGCAAGCTAGCGACAACCAGTCATACAACTACGTTAAGTTGCTGACACCTCATCGATGGTTTACAGCCATGGATGACCTCCGCGCCTC